GGAAGCTGCTGACAGAGTCTACAAAGCAAGAGGTGCCAGAAGAATTGACCCTGACTGGGGAGTTCAAGGAACTGCTACGCATATACTGCACCAGTAAGATCAGGGCNATGCACCCAGAGGAGATGATTGCGGGTAAACCATGGACGGACAACGAGGGATATACCTCGTTCACGATAGCAGGGCTGATGGAGTTTTTGCACAACCGTCGCTTCAAAGGTTTCACCAGAGCACAGGTGCAGGAGATTTTAAAACAAATGAATAATGATCAAGAGTGCCATGGGCACAGAGCGATAAATAAAGAAGACGGATCAAGGACCACGATTCGAGTTTGGTGGGTTCCTGCTTTTGAGAATTTGGAAGTGGATCTGCCAATACAGGAGATAGATAATGACATACCGTTCTAGTTTTATGAAAGCTAAAGACGTAGCGGAGTGGCTCGGTGTCTCCGAGTCCGCCATATACAAGTGGGTAAGTGAGGGAGACTTTCCCAAGCCATACAAGTTGGGCAATGCGGATGCACAACGTGCAGCGAGTCGGTGGGATCGGGAAGAAATCAAACAGTGGTTGGAGAAACGTCGTGATACCTAATGCAACCCTCATACTAGGGCCACCTGGGTGCGGTAAGACTTATACTTTGATCGAAAGAGTACAAGCCAAGCTACAAGAGGGTGTACATCCGTCTCGTATTGGTGTTGTGTCTTTTACAACTAAAGCAATCAACGAGTTTATTGATCGAGCCTGTTCTAAGTTCAATCTAACTCGGAATGATTTCCCACACTTTAGAACCTTACACGCGACGGGATATCACGGGTTAGGTCTACAGAGGGGGGATGTCATGNGCCGCGAGGACTATGCTCGTCTCGGTTCNATGTTGGGGGTGGCGTTTGATGGAGCGGATGCCACCTCCATTGACGACGGANTTGCGATACCTTCGATAGGAGGATCGGGAGCCAAGTACCTACAACTAATCATGCGGTCTGTCTATCGGGAGTCCACCTTGGAGTTTGAATACAACTACGAGGAAGACCACAACCTAGACTTCAACAAGCTAGTCCAGATCGACAAGCAGATTAAAGAGTACAAGTCCAAGACAAACCGTCTGGATTTTGCCGACATGATTCTGAAGTACATTGAGATTGTAGAACCACCGAATCTGGATCTGTTGATTGTAGACGAGGCACAAGACCTGACACCGTTGCAGTGGACGATGGTGGAGAAGATGGCAGAGTATGCCGACGAAGTATTGATTGCAGGGGATGACGATCAGGCAATCCACCGTTGGACTTCTGTGGACGTTCAGAGGTTCATTAAGTCTTCAGATAACATAGAGGTGCTGAACAGGTCGTTTCGCTTACCACGGAGCATCTGGGAGCTTTCTATGCGTATCTCTAGGAAGATACCAGGTAGACTGGAGAAAGAGTTCTTCCCAAAGCAAGAGGAAGGTAGGGTCACGACGGTGGGTAGCCTGTGGCAGTTGCCATTGGACAGTGGGTCGTGGACTATCATGGCTCGAACCAATAGCTTTGTGAACGATATAGCCGAACACCTTGAGGAATCAGGTTACTTCTACAGTCGGAAAGGGAAGTGGTCGATCTCGGAAAAGAAACTCAACGCCATGTCTGTGTGGAAAGATATCACCACTGGTAAGGGGGTGTATGTCGGACGAGTCAAACAGATGTACGAAGTTGTACCCAAAATGGGTGAGGATGCCGTAGTCAAGCGTGGTTCTATGAAACTACTTGAAGCAGCAGGTAGCGAAGAACTACTTACATATGATACACTGGTCAAAGAGTTCGGACTACTGGCCCCTATTACTACGTCCGAGTTGGATATCGTTAAGCTATCTGAACAGGAAAAGATTTACATTCGCTCCATACAAAGGCGCGGAGAAAGTATTTATCAGCAACCAAGGATCAAACTATCTACGATCCACGCCATGAAAGGAGGAGAAGATACAAACGTAGCGGTGTATTTGGGTTCCACAAGAAACTGTGTGGAGAGCAAACACCCTGAAGACGAACATCGGATATTCTATGTGGCAATAACAAGAGCAAAAGAAAATCTATATCTCATAGAGTCCGACAAATCATACAGGTATGACATATGAAAAGAGATGAATATTTAGATACAGCCAAGAAGCTGATCAACGGTAGCAGAGCCAAGGACTATGGTGATGCGAAAGATAACTTCGATAGGATAGCCACTGGTTGGAATGTGATTGTTCAAGATGCATTGAGCACACACGGAAGAATAACAGCCAAGCATGTTGCGTTGATGATGGACTGGGTAAAGACTTGCCGTCTGTTGGAGACCATCGACCACAAGGATTCGTGGATCGACAAGTGTGGTTACAGCGCATTGGGGGCTGAGTTCGAAGATGAAAAATAAAGGGCTTGATAAAGACAGTGTCATTGCCGCTCAGATGAACCAAGGAAAAGAACTTGCTTGGAACATCCCATCAGAGTTTCCAGACCTGACGGGCTACAAGCAGATCGCCATTGACCTTGAGACATGTGACCCGAACCTGACTACGCTTGGCCCTGGATGGGTGCGTAAGGATGGGTACATCGTAGGCATAGCCGTAGCTGCCGGAGACTGGGAAGGATACTATCCTATCCGTCATGAGAACGGTCACAACATGGATGCGAGGATCGCGCTCAAGTGGCTCAAGAAACAGATGGCAACGCCGCACATAGACAAGATCATGCACAACGCCACCTATGATCTGGGTTGGCTACGTGCCGAGGGTGTAAAGGTAGAGGGTCGTGTCATCGATACGATGATTACGGGTGCCGTAGTGGACGAGAACCGTTGGTCATACAGCCTAAACAACCTTGGTCGTGACTACCTCGATGAACGCAAGGATGAGAAACTCCTACGTGTAGCCGCAGCGGAGTGGGGCTTTGATCCCAAAGCTGAGATGTACAGGTTGCCTCCTCAATTTGTCGGACGGTACGCCGAACAGGATGCAGGTATGACCCTGCGTTTGTGGGAGCGACTGAAGATAGAGTTAGAGAAGCAAGACCTGTGGAACATCTGGAACTTGGAGACTAGCTTGATACCTATGATGTGTGACATGCGTCAGCTAGGTGTGCGTGTGGATCTGGACAAAGCAGATCAAGCCAAGAAGTTTTTCAAAACCAAGAGCCAAGAACTGAAGGACGAGATCTACCGCCAGACTAACGTCAAGGTTGAACCGTGGGCTGCGTCTTCTGTGGCTATGGTGTTTGATGAACTGGGCGTGTCGTATCCTACAAGTGAGGATCAGCAAGAAGATATGTTCCGCAAGAGCGGCGGTGTGCCGTCGTTTACCAAGCAATGGTTGTTGGCACATGACCACCCTGTAGCACAGATGATTGTAAAGCTGCGCGAGTTCGACAAAGCAGACAGTAGCTTTATCGACTCCATCCTAAAGCATGAGCACAAGGGGCGGATTCACTGCGAGTTTCATCAGTTACGTTCTGATGACGGGGGCACTGTGACAGGTAGGTTTTCTAGTTCCAACCCAAACCTTCAGCAGATTCCGGCACGAGATCCAGAGATCAAGAAGCTAATCCGTGGTTTGTTTATACCAGAGCAAGGGTGCAAGTGGGGGTCGTTTGACTACTCAAGCCAAGAGCCAAGGTTACTGGTGCACTTTGCGGCGAGTTTGAAGGGTGACTACAAGAACCCTATTGTTGATAAGATTGTTGAGGAATACCACACGGGTGATGTAGATCTACACCAGATGGTGGCTGACATTGCAGGAATAAGCCGTAAGGAAGCCAAAGTGGTAAACTTGGGCATCATGTACGGAATGGGCAAAGGTAAACTAGCAGCGCAACTGGACATCTCTCCTGACGAAGCAGGGGAACTACTGTCTACTCACCGAGAGAAAGTTCCGTTTGTTAAGAACCTTGCGGAGATTGCAAGCAAGCAAGCAGACAAACACGGGCAGATACGAACTCTGCTTGGACGGCGGTGTCGCTTCCATTTGTGGGAGCCTCGATCCTTTGGATACAAGAAACCGCTACCATACGAAGAAGCCATGAAAACATATGGTCAACCTTTAAGAAGAGCCTTTACTTACAAGGCGTTAAACAAATTGATTCAAGGTTCAGCTGCGGATCAAACTAAAAAAGCTATGGCAGATTGCTACAAAGAAGGACTTTTGCCTATGCTNACGGTGCACGATGAGTTATGCTTCTCAGTAGAGGGCGACGACCAAGCGCACAACATCAAGCACATAATGGAAAATGGGTTGTCGGATGTCTTGAGAGTCCCCTCTAAAGTAGACGATGAACTCAAAGATAATTGGGGAGAAATCGAATGAAACCAGAAAANATGAAAACAGTAGGTCTTGTGGACATGCATCCAATGCAGGTCAAACATCTCATGGAACTTGTGGGCATGACATTGAATCTTGCTGCCAACACAGGTGATGACGAGATCATGGACGATGCCGAGCATCTATGTGACGAGATGGTCAAACTATTTGGCGGTGTCGGTGTAACGATGACTGTTGAAGAAGATCCAGATATTACCCACGACGGTTCGCAATCTGTGCATTAAGCGCAGCGGTTACTGGGTTATCACCTAACAATGCAGGATCCACTGGCCCAGGTGCACGAGCCTGGGTNGGCATGATCATGGGCTGTTGTATTAAACTACTTTGTTTTTCAGGTGCCTGTAAAAAAGGATTTGTTCCTGTGGGTTGTTTTGGAGCAAGTTTAGGTGCCTGTAAGAAAGGGTTTTCGCCAGAAGGAACCGAGGGTCGAGGAGAGACGGACAAGTCTGTGTCAGGCTTGAGCGACATTCCTTTCATTTCTTGTTGTATCTGACGAATCTCATCACGAGGATATAGTTGGTAGACACCTGCATCCCGCATTTCTTGAATGTTTTTCTTTGAGATTTGGAATGGTTGGAACTCACCACGTACAATGTTCTTGTAGCCACCAATGTTATTCTTTTTCAGAACACGCATGATGTCACGGTTACTCATACCAGTGGTCTTTAAATCTTCTATCATCTGATAGTATTGTCTATCGACCCGTAACTTAGCGTTGTTTGCACGTTGGAATGCACGTTTCAATGAGCCTGCCGTAGCGTTAGCATCGTCTGTAACTTGGTTAAATATTCTTCTAGCATTGGTCTGTGCTTGGTTCATACGATATGCACCAAACTCAAGTCCTCGCGCCGGATCAAACTCTTGCGGGGTTACCCCAGAAAATGCACGGATAACTTCTGTCATAAGCTCCCGTTCTCTACCAAGCTTGTCTTTTGGATTTACAGCACCGGGAGCTATGTTACCAATTGTACCACGAATAAACCTTCCGGGTTCTCCGTTCAAATCTATAGGAGACACACTTGGCACCATGGTGTTTAGAACGTGCGTGATCATCTTCCACCCCTTTAGACCATCGCTGTCTTCTGGGTTATATATTTCTGCTCCTGTAGCAGTGCGTCCACCTCGAAAGACAACATCTGTAACAGCTTCCGTCAACATCGCTTCTGATAGAAACGGCTCAAAGATTTCTCTGACTGCTCCACCAACTGAGTTTGTAAACGTGGATCCAGGGCCACGACCCTCTTTGATTGCATCTTCAAACTCGTTCATTGCACGAACAGCAAAACGATACAGGCCATCATACGGGTTAGAGGTGCTGAAGTTCATATATTGTATCTTGCCGTCTTCTTTACCTAATGGGATGAGAATAGAACCCTTCTCCCATGGAGCAGCAAACGAGCGTTGGTATGCTTCCATCTCCTCTTGCGTAACGCCAGAGATTGCATAGCCCATTTCAAGAGCACCGACAGGAGCAGCAACTGTGGTTCCCAAGAAACCTATCATACGATTACGACCACGAGTCTGAACAGCAGGAATGTCTGACGCCATGTCATCTAAACTCTGCCTTACGATATTAACTCCTGTTCTATAAATCTCAGCAGGGAAGGTAATAAAGTTACCCAAAGGTAAACGACGACCAAGTCGGACAAGATCCGTAGCACCCTTGTTATAGTTTGGTACAGTGTCTCTCACGATCTGCGCTGCACGGTGCTTGATCATCTCGTCAATGTCAGCCTTTGTAAAAGAACCTTTGCTAATAGCAGACCTAGTTGCTTCTGAGATGTCGGTGCCATTCTTTGTAAGATAGGCAATAGCTTGTTCCGCTTGCTGTGGATTGCTGAAGTCTATTCCTTCTAAAGACTTACGGAGATGACCTTGTTCTGCGGTGTAGTTGAAGTGCTTCCAAAAGTCGTCTGAACTTTGATAGATATTCTCCAAAGGTTTAAAAAATCCACCCGCACTTTTTGCAAACTTCTCACGGGCAGGACTACCTGCAATCAAAGCCTCTATCCCGCTTTCAGGTCCACGAGCCGTAAGCCCTACGCCTTTACGCAATGAGTCTTGAATCTCTCTTAACTCTGCATTTGTTCCTAGCATCCCTCGTTGTTGTGCATCCATCAANTCGGCAATGACCTCATCGTCACCTTTTGTAANAAGGTTTCCGTANATAAGTTTTGCCGCATCTTTGATGCTACCATGACGGCCTACAAATGGGACGTTTCCGTTAGCCAAAGCAAAGGCAGCAGCGGTAGTAAAGTTACGAACCTGTGTGATGGGTGAAAGAATTGTCTTACTATACTGAGACAAACCCTTTGCACGTAGTAGCCAGTTCCATGTGCTTCTTAGTAATTGAGTTCCACCATCTTCTTCGCCTATGATATAGTTAGTCAGGTTGTTGTACATGGGTCGAGGCACGTAGTGATCGTTTAGACTACCCCATCCAGATGTGCCAAGCAGAACCTCTTCATCGTTTGGAATACTTGAACCAGACTTTTTAGTGACAGGTGTACTCAATGCTCCGAAGTCCGTCTTGTCTCCACCAAGACGGACGTACCCGCTGTCAACTAAACTCTGTCGTTGCGCCGGACTTAGACCTTCGCCCTTAATTATAAGGTCTTTGAGTAAGCCTGTTTTTTGATCTGCTAGTCTAGCCATCTGACCA